ATGAACGATCCTATGTTTGTCGAAACGCTGATTATCTCCTCATCGTTTTTTATTATCGCGATTATTTTGATTGCTTCCGTGCTGCTGCTGGAAAACGGCTGACCGTTAGCCAGCCGCAGTATTTATTGTTTACGGAACGTCACCAGTTCAGGACGGGCGATACGCAGATAGTCTTGGGTGTCCATAATCACCGACTTTTCCAGCAGGCCGGCGTTAAAGGCGATCTCATCGAAGCGCTCAAACAGCAGCGGATCGGCGACCAGCGTCAGATCCGGATGAAAGCTGAAGGGGGGAATGGCGCCGAAAACGCAGCCGGTAAGCGCATCCACTTCAGCCGGACTGGCGAGCGAGGCCTTTAGCCCACCGAAATGACTGGCCAGCAGGCTCAGATCGGCCTGCCGATCGGCGGCGAGGATTGCCAGAATATGTTTCTTAACACCGTTGCCTTTTACCTTGCAGACCAGTGCTTTTGCACCCTGTCGGAGATCGGTCCCGCGAATTTCACTGACCGCTTCGCATTTCCCAACGGCCTCATGCGCCACCACGCGAAAGCGCGCCTCCTGCTCGGTTAATAAGCTGATTAGCCGCTGATGGGTCGTCGTCCCGATCACGTCATCAGACATAACGATTTCACCTGTGATTTGCCAATACGTAGCTTGCTACATTAGCACGGGACGGAGAGGGCTGAAAGAAAACAGCCAGCGGGTGCGCTGGCTGTTGGGTCATGCGTTGCTGGTGGACGACTGTTTCTGGAGCAATTCGCTAAAATCTAACTGACTGAATTTAATTAATAAAACTCCTTCCCCAAAACATCCCCAAAATAATTCCCCAAAACTCCCTGTTTAAATCACAACTTTTTTCCATTCTAGACCACGATCATCTCCATACATTACGCTCATTGCTTCGGTTTTATGTCCTAAAAGAGTTTTGACATCTATACCCTGAGCTTTGTATGTTCTTGATGAAAGCGAGCGCTGTTCATGAAACGGCGGAAGGGCAGTGCAATCCTTAGGCCAGGTAATATTTGCTTTATCTCTTGCCTCCTTAAAATATCTTGATATCGTTTTTTCTGGAACGTGAGATCCCGCTTTACCGTAAGCGTGATGCTTAACATGGTGGATCAGATAAGGGCTCACTACTCTATCGCGACACTTACTAATAACATCAGCCAGAGTCAACCCGATTGCATCGCACCTTAAATTTAAGGGGATAGCTAACTTCATTCCGGTTTTATTTTGGGTAACATGAAGGTGATTATCCCAAATGTCACTAAACTTCATCTCGACTATGTCACCTATCCTTTGCCCGGTTACTAAAGCCAAAAGCATAGAATTTTGAGCGCAAGGCGGCAAAGAGCCTGCGCTTTCAAAAATCAACTTCCATTGTTCAATGCTAAGTCTACTTCGTTTCACTTTGGCTACTGGATTTTTAACAGCTAAGGCTGGGTTGTAGCCAGGAGCAACCTCGCCAGCATGCTGCGCCTCTTTGAACACGTCGTTTAGTACGCTTCTTATCAGTTGGCCCATTCTGTGCTTTCCCTCTGCCTTATATTCATCAATAATTTTTGCAATGAGTCTTGTATCAACATCCTTCAGGCGAAGGTTTGGCACTCTATCTGCGAGAATCTGAGAACATAATCGTCTGGATTTTACAGTAGGGTTTTTTATCTCACCGTCACGCAACCTTTCCATCTGAATTTCGATGTATTTTTTAATCCACTCAGAAACACGTATACCTTGATCCTTTTTCCCAGAGCTCTTCATTGCCATATCAATCAGAGCATAAGATTGCTGAGTTTCCTGTTCTGCGGTTATACGGTTCATCTCGATTGCAGCAGCTTTTGCCGCTTCATCATCTGTTCCGAATCCAATAAATGAACCTGTTACAGGGTGGCGATATTGCCAATAAATTTTTGAAGTACGCTTATCTAACTTACAGTAAAGGTTGGGTATTTTGACATTATGTTTTCTGGGGCGAGCTGCCATTTATTGCTTTCTCCACTAACTGGCGGGCCTTGTCTGATAATGAAGTTGAAATATCAACACTGCCAACCATGCCAACAAAACGAGCATCTTCATCTATAACCCAGCGTCGACCTTGCTTTAAGGCTGGCGGAAAAGTCTGTTTGGTCTTTGCTATTTTGTTTAATGCTGAGTTGCTTAATGGATATTTGAATCCATTAGGACCAGATGCCCACTCATGAAGTGTTACTAACTGCCCCATGGGTTTCTCTCCACTTAACCGGCTGCACCCGGTGTTTATTTCTGCAATTTATCCTTCATGCTCTTAACTGTTACCGTAAGCAGATCGATATCAGTCACTTTGCCATGAATTATTTCAGCTATCCGCTCAACGATAGCGCGGTAGTTTGTTTGTTCTGCTTTACCATAAAGCAGCGATGCCAGAGCAATCTTCATCGCCTCAAGCGCCATGGTCGCGTCTTCGTTTACTGCGCCTGGCGTCGCATCGCGCTCTTCTTCAAGCACAGCGATTGTCATCAGGAGCCAGTCTTTAGTGAGAGTGCTCATGGATTAGTCCTCATCCTGCGGTGCTTTCAACGGGCGATGGGAAATCGATCGTCCCTTCAATGTGCGCCCCTGCAACACGGCACGCCGGAGACCAGTCGGACGCTTTGTCCATGTCTAATGCCTCTTCAACTTCTTTGTATTTGCGCAGGTCATACAGGTGAATATTTGGATCGCCGATGGTGTAAAAACCGATTTTTTTCGGTGATGGGCAACGGTCAAGCACCTCTTGCAATTCATCGATCCATGCCTGTTCTTTTTTGGTCAACTTAACCATACTCACTCTCCTTTTCCGGCTGTGGCGTTTTCTGCTTCATACAGCCATGCATCTACCGGATTAAGCGAGTTTTCGATTGGCGTGCCACCTGATTGATGCATCAGAGCTTTTGCGCGTAGAAATAGTTCCTCCAGCTCTTCAAGCTCAGCAATCCGCTTCTCTGCGGCTTCCAGCGCTGCTATCAACTCGTCTGTATAGCTCTCTACTTCTGACGCCACTATCCGAAGCTCATCGCTATGAACTTCCATAGTAAGACGTGAAAGACGGTGCTGGTTGGCGTGTTTCGGCACGCCTAATAATTGGTGCTTGTTGTTCATTTGGCTGCTCCTTCTGCTTTCCGGCGGCTGACATAAGCACGAATTGCATCGCGAACTTCGTTTCGCTCTGATTCTGTTAGCTTCCTAGTCGGTCTCATCCACTCAGAAACGTTATTAGTTTCTTTGGCTGGCTTGCTCATGACTGCACTCCTTTGCGAAGCTCGTCGGCGAAGTTCTCAGCATCAGCGGCCATGCCAGCAGCCTCTTCAGACATCCTCATGCTTCGGCTACGCAGAGCCTGCTGTCGTTCTCGCTTATGTGCGGCAAACATCTCCACACCCTGCGCCCGCACTTCAGCCAGGAAAGCGTCGGTCGCTGGTGTTTCGTCCAGCAAATCAGTCAACGCATCAAATTCGGAAGGCTCGACGACATATTTCAATTCGTCACCGTTAATCTCACACTCTTCTGATGTTTTGCTTATTGCGGTGATTGCATTTTTCAGCCCCGCATTCTCCGCAGCCAGCGCCGCAGCTTCATTACGAACCTTACGCAGTTCCAGAACAGCTACCTGCACTGCATAAGCGAACATAGCAGCAGGGCGGTCACTCACTTTTTCACTGTCTCGTTGCATGTTGACAGCAATAGTCATCAGTTCTTCCAGCTGTTCGCCGGTCATTGGTTTATTGGCTGTCATGATTTTGCTCCTGCTGCAATTTGTGTTGCTTAACGAAGTGGGCCACAGCCTTTGACTGGCTGGTGACAATCCCATTAAGGATGACGTTCTTACCGCGATAGATTTGCGCTTTCCCGATCTCTGTACCTTCAAGTCTGACGTAAAGAGTTTTCCCTCTGATCTCAGTTTCAGGGACTGGCTGGGAAAGGCGGAAAGTTTCACGCGCTTCGGCAATTGCTTTATGTTCGTCCATAATCGACAGCGCCTCGGCCAGGGCAGTGCCTTCAAGAGTGAAGACACCTTCATCACTAATCGTGGCCTGAGCCATCAGCTCAACGAAACGGCGTGCGTTCTTTACGCTCAGTTCCGGCGCGATAGAGCTACGGGTTACTTTCGATTTACCCTGGGCAGCCGCTACAGCTTTATCATGTTGGAGAACTTTCCCGGCCTGTTCGCCATACTCCATAACGCGATCAACCGCGACATCGACTGACACAGCACCGGATTTAACCTCCTGCTGAACGTCATGGTTCGCCGTGCTGAGGAGCAGTAGCTTCTCGACGGTGGCCACAGACTTATTCACCAGCTTTGCTATCTCGCTGGTGGTCTGGTTGAAGGCGTTATGAAGCTCCTGAATAACAGCTGCCTGTTCCATATCGGATAGCGGGAGCTGATTGTTACTGGTCATGATGCGCGCCAGGCGCTGAACATCGTTACCGTTGAACGGCATGATATGGATGCGGTCTACTGGCTTACCAGCTTCTGCACAGCGTGCATAGCAGCGACGCCGACGGTGGCCTTCAACAACCCACACTCCACCTTCATCACGGGCGATAACCTCCAGCGGGGGAACGGAGCCACCGTTCATCAGGTAGTTGAAGAGGTCATCATCTGCCTGGCGGGTTCGTTCATCATCTTCGCGTTTGTTGAAACCTTCCCGCACATGGATTTGGTCAAGGCTGATGAACATCCCGGTATCGGTGCGCTTGATGGTCCCGTCACGGGTCATTTGCTTGAATGAGTTAGCCATCAGAGAGCCACCTCGTTATTTTGGGAAATAACGACGGTAGACAACTCACGCAGTTCTCGCTGGGCTTCCAGTAAATGCATATTGGTTCTGATCTTCGTGTGGCGTTCAACAATGCGGTCACACTCTTTGGCCCAGCTTGCGACATCTTCACGCAAGGTGACGTTCTGAGCAGCCAGTTCCTTACGCTGAGCCATCGCTTCACAAAGCGCGACGCTGGTATAGTCCAGGCGGTTAGCCAGTTCGGTCATAATGCCGCGATAAGCTGGCGGAAGGAGAGGGGCGGCCTTACGCGCTGCGTCGATCAGCTGCTCCCGGGTCATGTGTGGTTGTAACTCGGTGACGTTCTGTGTGTTCGTCATGGATAGTTTCTCCGTGTTATACGCGCTCTGCACAGAGCTGAATTTTGGTTGCACGAATCCCTCGCCGGTTGGCGACAAAAAATAAAGGGGGTTCGTTTTAGTAAGCACCCAACCAGGGCACTTAGTGAAACGGGCGGCTGCCACCGCCAGTCAGCTTCTCCACAATTGAGAGCGCGTTCTCCTGAGTTGATTTAACGACTACGGCCTCTCAAGTTGAACGCTGAACGCGCTTTCAGTTGTGTAAAAGGGGCGGTCGACATTAAGGACATTCAAAACTGCCGACCGCCAAGACTACACACAGCATCTGGTACAGCTACTACGGTTAACACAACTGGAAGCGCACTCCGTTCGTTTATTTATCTGTCATCCACAACCGATAGTTGATGAAGTGCGCTTTCATGTTGTGTGCCGGGATTCCACCGGCTCCCATCTGTTTTTATAGCCACTCAGATATCGTCTGGGCTGTCACCTGATCGCCACGCTGGTGAAACGTCTCTGGCCGTCGTGCTTGCCTGGCTTGCACATTCCGGCTACCCGCTGGATCTGGATACTTGAAGGAATCCCCGGACCGCTGCGGCATATGTACCATATACCGTACTGCTAACCTACCGATGGTCTTAAACATCATCACCCCGGCGCATATTGAGTATCACCAATAGTAATTAATTGGTCAACACCTGTAGTGATAAAAACATCATCAGTAGTGTTAACTTTATGATTGTTAAGGTGAAAAAAGATGCAAAAAAAAGGAGCCGGATGGCTCCTTATTCGAAGATATTTTCAGGCCATTGGGCCTTAACAACTTTGCCTATTATCCTGCAATTCTCATTACATTCAATGGCCTGATAGCGAGGGCTGGGGTTTAGAGGTTCAAGCCATGGCTTCCCATCTTCTCGAACATATTTTTTAAAAGTTACCTCTGAATCGTTGAAGATACCTGCAACACAGAAATCACCAGGCTCAACATCCTGTTCTGGATCTATGAGTATAAGCATTCCCTCAGGAAAACTCGGTTTTACTCCTGGCGGGGCAGTCATCGAATGACCTGATACCTCAAGCCAAAAGGCAGAATCACTGGCTTTAACAGTCGTTGAAACCCATTCCTTCGCGTCTCGTTCTGTGTATGTATTAACCGGGCAAAATGAGCCAGCCTGTACTTCGGTTAATAGCGGGTACTCATACACAGAGGAATGATTCCTTCCGTTCGCAATCGCCTCAAACATAGCTGATATCTCAGCTGCAAGGGATGGGCTGAAATCATCGACTTTTACTCCGAGAATTTTAGCGAACTGTGCAGCATGGGTAGCGTTGATAGCATTTGTGCCATTCAGTAGCTGAGCGACACCACTTTGTCCCATACCCATTTGTTCAGCCAAAAGCTCCTGTGAGAGCCCCAGCGCTTTTTTCTTGGACTCAAAGATAGCTTTCAGCCTGTTGGCATCGGCAATTTGTTCGGCGGTCAATGGTTTCTTTTTCATTCTCATAATTTATCACCGCACGGCATAATCACCAATCACCGCTAGTGTTGACATAGTTATCACTAACAGTGATACTCCTTATGTGCAAACCACGAGGAAAACCAATGAAGATTATTCCGCTATCTGAATATGTTTTGGAAAACGGTCAGGCCAAAACAGCTGAAGCTCTTGGGGTATACCAAAGTGCCATCAGTAAAGCCCTCAAGCGTAATCGCAGGGTAAACATCCTGGTTAATGAAGACGGGAAAATTGAAGCCGAGGAAGTACGACCATTCCCTAACAAAAACAAACCTGCTGATCCTGACGTTGCAGTAACACCGTAACCCAGAAATCAGCATTTCGTAACTACCAAAGGAAAAACTACATGGTAGAGCCAAGTCTGAAAGAAGTAGTTAAAGCGATGTGCAAAGCGTACCCAGGAGGCCGTGAAGCTATGGCCGGTGCTCTTGGCATGTCAGTAACGCAGTTCAACAACAACCTGTATGAGAAGAATGGTTGCCGGTTCTTCGAAGTGAACGAGCTGGAGGCCATGGAAGACATCTCGAATACGTCCCTCCTGGCGGATTACTTTGCCCGTCGCCGTGGCGCGCTGCTGGTGGACGTTCCTCAACTTGAAGACCTTGATCGTGTCGACCTGTTTGATCGTGCCATGAGAACGTCAGCAGCGCGTGGACGAGTTGATACCGTGATCCAGAGAGCTCTCGAAGATGGAGTAATCGAACGTCATGAAGCTGAAGAAATCAACGAATATCACCGCCGTCATCTGGCAGCGCGTGAAGAAGAAATACGCGCGATTGTCGCGCTGTTTAGCCGTAAGAAAAGCCAAAAGAAGTGACGCCCGCGAGTGTGCAGCTCCGGGCGTCGTGGCGTGTCGTATTCAGTGGAGAAACTAACGCATGAACAGTTTAAACCGATTGAGACCAGCGAAGCAATTCAGATGCCTTCCACTGGTGGGAAAAGATTCCCCGTTCGGCTATGTGGAGAGATTAAACAACCAGGCGGATGAGAACAACTACCAGCCTGAGAACGCGATGGTAGAAGCATTTGCACTGATGAACGAGAAGGGGCGTGAGGAATGGCTGAAGTTGACCGGCGATTCAGAGACCACAGAGGCATCACCGTCCACGTCATCAGGTGGGAGCCCGAGACTCGACGCGTTATATACCTTCGCGAAGGGTACGATCATGAGTGCTTCAGCCCTCTTGAGCAATTCCAGCGTAAATTTACAGAGTTAAAGGACGACCATGAGCCTGTTAATGCCATCCCGCCCGATAGTGATTAACCCAGACCTTGCGTACAGCATTGGGCTGAACGAGGCCATTGCGTTGCAGCAAGTTAATTACTGGCTGAAAGAAACCACCTCCGGACTGGAGCGTGACGGCGTGCGCTGGATTTACAACACCAATGAGCAGTGGCTGGAGCAGTTCCCGTTCTGGTCTGAATCCACCCTGAAGCGCACATTCACCCGCCTGAAAAACCTTGGCGTACTCAAAGTCGAGCAGTTGAATAAGTCTCAGCGAGACATGACGAACTATTACACGATCAACTACGAAAGTGAGCTTTTAGATGAGGTCAAAGTGACCAAATCGAAGAGTTCAAAATGCACTCTTCCATCAGGTCAAAATGAACCGATGGAAGAGGTCAAAGTGGAACGTTCCATCGGGTCAAAACGAACCGCTCTCATCAGGTCAAATTGCACTGATGTTCTTACAGAGAATACAACAGAGAATACTACAGATATTAAAAACCCTATTTGTCCGGTTGCGGCGCAACCAGACGATGATGTGTTGATCACCGATCAGGCTAAACAGGTTTTAACCCATCTGAACCAGGTGACCAGTTCGCGTTATCAGGTTTCAACAACCTCGCTGCAAAACATTCGCGCCCGAATCGGGGAGGGCTTCACCGTTGAGGAGCTGTCGCTGGTGGTGGACTACTGCAACGCCAAGTGGAGCGACGATTTAACAATGGCGGCCTACCTGCGCCCGCAGACACTTTTCCAGCCAACGAAGTTTCCAGCTTACCTGAAGTCCGCTACCAACTGGGCGAATGCCGGAAGGCCAGCGCGTGTTAACGGGAAGTGGGAGCGTGAGGATGGAATCTTCAAATCCAGCTTCAAGAACACCGACTACAGCAAAGTCCCGGCGGGCTTCAGAGGAGCGAACTCATGAGTCTTCTGAAAGATATTCAAATTTTCATCGCCGCTAATCCTGGCTTAACGAACAAAGAGATTGCGGCATCAATGCCACAGTACGACGTTCATGCTGTTCAGCGCGGTGTATGCCATCTGGTCAAACTGAATCGCGCAACCCGCCAGCATAACGGCAAGTGCTACCAGTATTTTGCCAAAACACCGGGTGGGGAGGTTGGCGAGGGGCGTTCTGCACTGAAAATCAACCGGGCTGATAAACCAGCTGTACCAGAACAGGAAGAAGGTCTAAATCCGGCTGTGACCACAATGATGGATAAGGCTCAAGGCCTGTTTGAAAAAGGGCTCTACCAGCGGGCAGCCACGGTTCTGATGGATGCCTTCAATCGCTCTAAGAACGAAGAGCAGCGGATGAAGATACTGATTGAGCGTCAGCGTTGCCTGAGCATGGCGCCGAAAGTGAAAGCACCCTCTGATGCATGGTGTCTGGCTGGCCGAGCGAGGAATGTCTGATGATCCACTACCACGGAGGACCAATCACACCGGACACATGCGCGCTGAAGGCATGGAAAGGCAGGCACGCTTTCATCTCCTTCGCTAACCCCGGCCAAATAGCCCTGGCCAGCGAAGTCACCCAGTCTTTCGCGCTGGATAACGGCGCATTCAGTTTCTGGACAAAGAATCGTGTTGTTGACTGGAGCGAGTATTACCGCTTCGTTGAGCGCTGGGGTAACCATCCTCGTTTCGGGTTCGCTGTTATTCCAGACGTTATCGGCGGCACCAGTGAAGAGAATGACGCTCTTATTGCTGAATGGCCTCACGGGAAAGTCGTAGGAGCGCCGGTGTATCACTTTAACGAGCCAGACGAGCGCTTTATTCGTTTGTGTCATGAGTTCCCGCGCGTTTGTATCGGCAGCATGGGCGAATATGACGCCAAGCGACCAAGAGCGTGCCGGGCGAAACTGCGCGACCTGATACGTCACGTAGTCGATAAAAACGGCTATCCAATTACGAAGCTTCACGGTCTACGCATGCTGAATAAAGAGATCTTCTCCCACGTTCCGCTCTCGTCAGCTGACAGTACAAACGTAGCTCGCAATATCGGTATAGACAAAGTGTGGAATGGTTCTCCATACGCGCCTGCCAGCAAAGAGACACGCGCCGCAGTGCTGGTAGAACGCATTGAATCATTTAACTCCGCAAGTTCGTTGAATTACGACGCAGAACGCGATCGGTTCACGCCACAACTTGCTTTTGAGGTGTAACGCGATGACCGGGAAATACTCACTCATTTATGCCGACCCAGCCTGGGAATACGGGAACACCATCAGCAACGGCGCTGCAACCAACCATTACGGCACGATGAAGCTTATCGACATGAAGCGCTTGCCGGTTTGGGACTTGGCTGCCGATAATGCAGTTCTGGCTATGTGGTTTACCGGTACGCATACCCGAGAAGCTATCGAGCTGGCTGAAGCGTGGGGCTTTAAAGTTCGCACGATGAAGGGCTTTACCTGGGTGAAGTTCAACCCACTGGCAGAGCAGCATATCAACAAAGCACTTCAGGCAGGCCGTGTGGAGGATTTTTACGACTTCCTCAACCTGCTGAACGCACAGACACGCATGAACGGCGGGAATTACACCCGAGCCAATACCGAAGACCTGCTAATCGCCACCAGGGGAAATGGACTTGAACGCAAGTGCGCCAGCATCAAGCAGGTTATCTACAGTCCACTCGGTGAGCACAGCCAGAAGCCAGCAGAGGCGCGTTTCCGTCTGGAGAAGCTTTACGGTGACGTCCCACGCATCGAACTATTCAGCCGTTGCGCTGCGCCTGGCTGGGACCACTGGGGAAATCAATCTGAATCACCAGCTGTAGAGCTTATACCGGCAGTTGCCGTTCCCATGAAAAAACAACAGGAGCGCGCCGCATGAAACCTCAATTAACGCCGCGTCAGAATGAAGTGTTTGAAGCTATCAAGGTTCACATCGAAAAGGCTGGCTTTCCACCTACGATGCTGGAGCTTGCCGGATTAATTGGCTGCGCATCGCCGAATGCTGCTGTAGAGCATGTGAAGTTACTTAAGAAAAAAGGTTACATCACTGTTGCTCCTGGTGCTGCCAGGGGCATTACCGTCGTCAAAACGGAATGGGATGCAGATCCAGTGACGATTATCAAAGACCTGCTATCTGGTGGAGATAAGGCAAGAGATAACGCTGTTAAATGGCTTAAAAAACAGGGAGTGACGTTATGAAACTGGTGCTCCCGTTTCCACCGAGCGTAAACACATACTGGCGAGCCCCAAACAAGGGGCCGTTAAAAGGCCGCCATCTTATCAGCGAGAAGGGCAGGGCATACCAGAGCGCGGCATGTGCAGCGATCATTGAGCAACTGCGTTGCTTACCAAAACCATCATCATCACCAGCTGCGGTGGAGATCCTTCTCTTTCCGCCAGATGCCCGCCGCCGCGACATCGACAACTACAACAAGGCGTTGTTTGACGCGCTCACGCATGCAGGCATTTGGGAGGATGACAGCCAGGTGCAGAAAATGCTGGTGGAGTGGGGGCCGAAAGTGCATGGCGGAAGGGTAGAAATATCGATAACCAGGCATCAACCAACAATGGGGGGAATTGGGTGAGAGCCATACTGACGCCTGAAATTGCGCCGATATCCGGGGTGGTTCTGTTCCGCCCTGGTACCGAACTGCTCTGGCTATTCCGTCAGGGAAGGGTAGTTATTGAGCCACCATCCGAAGCCATACAGCATCTGCCATCGGGATTAATCCCTGAAGCCCACCAGCCCCTGACTGACGATGCCAACATGCAGGCTATTTTCGTTAACGAAAGGGTCATTCAGCGAGCTGGTGGATTGAGTAGCCTTGATGCCTGGCTGGAGAGAAAATTTGAATGCCAGTGGCCTCACACTGACTGGCATGCCAGTGACTTTACGGTTATGCGCCACGCTCCGGGTAGCATTCGTGTTTGTTGGTCATGTGATAACCATTTACGTGAGCAAACCACTGAAAGACTGGCAGGAATTGCCATGCAGAACCTGGTAAAATGGCTGCTGGAAAGGGTAAATATTGATTTAGGTTTCAGCGCTGAACACACTCTTTCGCTTCCTGAGTTCTGCTGGTGGATGGTACGTAATGATCTGGCTGACCTTGTTCCTGAATCGGTGGCGAGTAAAGCACTCAGAATCAAGCCAGAACAGCACAGTTCAGTGATGAGGGAAAGCGACATTGTCCCGTCATTACCGTCGACTGAAATCCTCCAGGAGAAGGTTAAAAAGATAGTCTCGGTGAAAGTCGATCCTGAATCACCGGAATCTTTCATGCTGAGGCCAAAGCGCCGCCGCTGGGAGAACGATAAGTACACCCGCTGGGTGAAGTCGCAGCAGTGCAGTTGCTGCAATAACCCGGCAGACGACCCCCACCACCTGATAGGCCACGGGCAGGGCGGAATGGGTACCAAAGCGCACGACCTGTTTGTGATACCGCTGTGCAGAGCGCATCACAACGAGTTACACGCTGATCCTGTGGCATTTGAAGCGAAGCACGGCGACCAGTTAACGCTGTTGTTTCGGTTTTTAGATCGGGCGCTGGAAATTGGCGTATTAGCATGAACAGTGGAGAAAACATGCGTGATATTCAGATGGTTTTAGAGCGTTGGGGTGGTTGGGCTGCGAGTGATAGTTCCGGTGTTGATTACTCATCAATAGCCGCTGGTTTCAAAGGGCTTCTTCCCCCAACAAGCAAATCCCGCCTGTCATGTACTGATGACGATGCCCTAATTATCGAAGGGTGTTTAGCTCGACTTCAAAAACGCAAGCCCTATGAGCATTCGCTCTTGGTTGCACACTATCTCTATGGCATATCAAAGCGGAAAATCGCGAAAGCGCGAAAAAAGGATGAAAAGCTTATACGCATTGAGATTCAGATGGCTGAGGGATTCATCGACGGTTGCCTATCTATGCTTGATATCCGCTTGGAAATGGAAGCTTAATTCTAAAACAAGCTGGTCAATCAGGTTGACCAGCGCTTTCTTTAGCTTCTGGGAGGGGAGAAATAATATTGTCACTACCTATTGAAACAAGGATTTCGATTGTTCTTTCTTTTCTAGCTAAAAGTTTTTCCCTCAGCCCAGTACTAATATTACCCTTGAGGTGCTTTTCAATCTCTGCAAGGTCTCTTTTGCATTTAGAACGTTTAGCCGCATCTTCAGGGGATTCAAGCCCGTGCCTAGAAATAAACCAGTTCATAAAATAAGTGATGACAGCTGCTAATCCGGGAATGAGAGCAAAAACTACCGTTCTCCAGGGATTGTTAGGATCTGTGAAGATTGCCCCCGCTACCAAGCTTAAGACTGCACCCCATCCAGTAGTTGCAACAGCAGCTTTTCCAGTGCTTAAAGGTTTTGATTCGGCGCTCATTTTCTTTTCGACTCTTCCCTTATGGCTTCATCAATTAAGTTAACGAGCAACTCACTGTTTCTACGAGGTAGCTTTACTGTCACTGATTTTTTGAGTCCTGTAGACTCATCATTAAATTGGAACTCGAAAATTCGTGTAGGGAAAAGACGGCGCCATAACATTGATGAAGCAGCATAGCAAAAGCGATAGCAAACAGGGACGATCATAATCACCCCTATCCACATCACTAATTGTACTACTGCCTCATTTCCCATCAGTTCCTCTCAGCAGGCCTTTTGTTTTTGACCTTTTTGATAGCATAACGCTTAGTTACGTTGCGTGCAGTGTATGTCTTAGTTGTTTCAAGGTCCACAACGAACAAATCTTCTTTTGTAAAACTAATTTGGCCAGTCTGAACTTGACTTATAAAGACTTGATCCTCAACGTGAACAGCGCTTTCTTCGTCAACATGCACCATTCTCCATCCGGAAGTACCGTCGAAGTTAACTTGAACAAAACGAACATTAACTTCTTCAGTGGAAATTTCTTTCTCAAGTAGCGTACCGCGCGGAAGAGGCTTTATCTCCTCAGTCTGCTCTCCTTCAAGACGCAAGATCTCTTCACCACTGCTATCAACGATCTTAAAAACCGGTGCCTCTTTCCCATCAAGAGGAGCTCGAACGACATTAACTAGCGCATCGCGAATTACTGGATCAGTGACAAGCTTAGCAACCGCATCATTGCATACGATTTCTTCACCATCGAGCTCAAGAACAGATTCATTTGTGCCGACTCTTTTAGTAATAGCAATTACTTTTTTTGTCCCTAACTGCCTTACTAGGGCGAGTGCAGGAGCACCAATGACCGCACCTGCCATCCCAGTTAATCCAATGACCTTAGCTACGTTGATAGCCGAAGGAACAAGCTCCATAATTGTATAAGCAATGCCCAATGACCCAGCCTCAGCTGGATTTGTCACCATTAGCTTAACTGTCTCATGCCCGTCATGTAGACGCTTGTCTGCCGCACTAATCAGTTCTGCCATCGCACCAATAGAAATGCTTAACGTTTTTGCATCAATTTTATGCTGTGCAAGCTCATTATCATTAGCATCATAAAAAATTTTAAATGAAGTATCTTCCTGCACCTGGCCCTCGTTTTATCCGAATTCTTTTTCTTTAAGAAAATATCCCTTTTCTTTAAAAAAAACACTATTGCGGTCCGCATTTTTTATCTTAGGATGTTAAGAGTGGTTTCTACGCCACGGACTTAAAACGATTCGAAAACCTCGCCGCATCGGGGTTTTGTCATTTTAGAGGCTGCCTAAAGGCGGCCTTTTTCATATCCGCGCCACGCTCGGCGCAATTCAACCACAGAGCCTTTCAGGGGTGAGCCATAGGGAACGGTCGGTGTGACTGTCTTTGCGGACTGATCATTCCTGATGGCCTTTGACAGAGTGAATTTTTCATCGGTGCTATAGTTAATGTGGCATTCGATAATGCTCTCGATACTGATAACACTTGGTGGGGATACACCTGCTTCGCAGAGACAACTGCATGACCCATGACCAGCAACCCAATGCTGGTCTTTTTTTTCCGCCATTAGCTCAACTGGAAAGAGCACGGAGCTTCTACCGCTGTGGTTCGGGGTTCGAATCCTCGATGGCGGACCAGTGTCCAATTCGTTAAGCGAGGAAGTTTCTCAACTCTGATTTATGCGCTATTTTTTTATTGTGGTGAATCCCCCTATGCGGAGGGGCGTTCCAGCAGTTACCTGAAAAGGAAACCTCTCAGACGCGGGAATGTTTGCTGGAGTAATTCTCACCGGGAGGCACCCGGCACCACTATAACAATAATATCGAATTGATAATTCCTTGAGAGCCTGCTTTAAACAGCAGGTTTTTTTTGCTCGTTTCCCGAAGTTACGGCTACTCTAAAGAAGAAGGGGATATATCCGCTGGCAGGTGGTTCTCCTGAACCATCAGTGAATCGGCCTCGATACCCGGACGTCACTACCTGTCTTTCGGATGATCTCCTTTCTACCTTCTTGTGATAATCATCACTTTAGCCTGCTCTCGCGAGCGGGCTTTTTTTATTCCCCTCAAATTTCCTGAGAGGGATCACAGCAATAAGAGGGGGCTTAATGTCCGATCCATTAACCGGCACCGGCGCTGTTCTCGGCGGCGGCCTGCTGGGTTCAGTCCTGTACGGCGTCTTTACTCATACAGATTTTGGTGTGGTGTTCGGGGCGTTTGGTGGTGCGGTGTTCTACGTCGCGACAGCCACAAACCTGTCCCGCTCCCGACTGGCAGCATATTTCCTGACGTCGTTTATCGTTGGGGTGCTTGGGGCGGGACTTATTGGCTCACTGCTAAATGCAGCTTCGCACTATGAAAAACCGCTGGATGCACTGGGTGCAGTGATTCTGTCTGCCCTGTGTATAAAAATCCTCACTTATCTTAACAACCAGGACCTGAACAACGTGTTCAAGTTTTTCTCGCGGCTACGTGGGGGAGGGGGAAATGGTAATTGACCCGTCAGCAGTCTTTAATGCGTTTATTTGTGCGGCCATCGTCATCGTGCTGATGTTTTACCAGCGACATGGCGCCCGGCATCGCCCCTTTATTTCTGTCCTGGCGTATATAACCGTGCTGGTTTACGCCGCGATCCCCTTGCAGTTCATCTTCGGCCTTTATCGTGATTCCAGCTGGCTGGTGGTGGTCGCAAACATTCTTATCTTCGCCGCCATCCTGAAGGTTCGTGGAAATATGGCGCGGCTGGTTGATCGTCTGAGGCACTAATGAACCAAACACAATTTCAGAGGGCGGCTGGTATCAGCGCCGGGTTAGCTGTGCGCTGGTTTCCGCATATCGACGCCGCTATGAAGGAATACGGCATCACCGCACCGCTTGATCAGGCCATGTTTATTGCCCAGATGGGGCATGAAAGCACCAGATTTACCCGACTGGTGGAGAACCTGAATTACGCGGTTGAAAACCTGGTACCAACGTTCGGCAGCCACCGCATCACTCAACAGCAAGCCGCCGCACTTGGCAGAACGGCAATGCAACCGGCAAACCAGAAAGCGATCGCCAATCTGGTATACGGTGGTGAGTGGGGAAAAGAACACCTTGGCAATCAGGTCGCTGGTGATGGCTGGAAATATCGCGGTCGCGGCCTGAAGCAAATCACTGGGCTCAGCAACTATCGCAGCTGCGGTCATGCTCTAAAACTTGACCTTGTTACCCACCCGGAGCTGCTTGAACAGGATGAATACGCCGCGCGCTCAGCTGCATGGTTCTATTCGTCTCGCGGTTGCCTGCTTCATTCCGGCGACGTGGAGCGCGTGACACTTCTTATCAATGGCGGCAGAAACGGGTTGGATAAACGCCGCACGCTGTTTAACCTGGCGAAATCCGTTCTGGTGTGAGGTAAATGTGGGTATCGAAACGATAATAGGGCTGGCCGCACTGGTCATTTCCGCCATTGCAGGCGCTTTTGGCCTGGGCCATATCCGCGGCACCAGCAAAGCGGAAGCTAAAGCCGATCAGCAACGCACTGAAGAGAAGGCCGCCGCCACTGAAGCAGTTGCAGAGCGCCGGGTTGAAGCAACGAAAGAGGCCCGCAATGTACAGCAGAGTGTTAACCACATGCTTGATGACGATGTTGATCGCGAGCTGCGTGACACGTGGAAGCGTCCCGGTGGTGGTTGATACCGCCTGTGACTGGGTAAAACCAATCTACCTAACGGATCACGACATCGACGTTCTGGAGCGCCAGACGAAGAAAGACATCCTGGCGCATAACAAAGCGTGGCAGGCGAACTGTTCAAAATCTTGAAGTAATAATTTCAACATGGATGCTTTAAAAGCATCCTGCCTTGTTCAAGTATTACGATTATTGATTGGATGAGAAGAAATTCGTAACTTTGCCGAAAAGCTGTTCATAAAACTCAACACCTAGCCTAGCGAGCTCTGTTGGATGGCGAGTTTTTAATGGTTGAGAAAGATGTGATTCAGGTGGCAAATAATGTACACCTCTGTTAATTACCTCTTTCACTTCAACAGTTTCTGGAGTGAAGGTTACGACTAGAGGATGGCTACCACGATATTCATGTATGTCTGTCCCTCTCATAACTAACTTTTCAATATGTACTGGTTCTCCAGGGGTAGCTACGTCAAATCCAAGATGAAAGCTTCCTGGAACTCGTTTAGCCACATCCTGAATTGAGTGCGTATCCGCGTTCCTGGCTTGTTTAAGATAACGCAAAAGAGGATCTGAGCTTCTCAGGGCATTTTCTTTCGAAAGAAGGGTATTGAATTTTTCTTTATGAGGATTACAGGCTCGTTGGAGTTTCTCGAAGATTTTTTCTAAACGGTTGAGAAAATCGCACCATGCTTCTTCGTATTCTTCATAATTTTTTGCTGAGACCATCCTCTCAAAGCAACGCTTAGAGGCATTCAATTCTTTTTGGGCAGGAATAAAATCCATATGAAATTGCATAATAAATCTCTCAAGTTTCGTTGCCAGGTATTCAACAGATAATAATCGGGTATCGACATGAAAGTCATCATTGATGGCGTAAGTTATTACCCATGTGTAGGGGAAAGTTATCCTATTGGTATAGCAATCACTACGCATGATCGAGCCGACATTCTGAAGAGCTCACTTGAACAGCACATGAAGCATCTGCCTGCCGGAGCGCTGGTGATTGTAGTTGACGACGGCTCTAAACCTGCCGCAGTAGTGCCTGACGGCGTGCAGCTGCTTCGCCATGAAACATCACTCGGCATTGTCGCTTCGAAGAACGCCAGCCTGTCAGCCCTGATGGATGCCGGATGTGAGCATCTCTTCCTGTGGGACGATGACGCCTGGCCCATCGCTGATAACTGGCACTTGCCTTACATCGAATCACCCGAGCCGCACCTGGCTTATCAGTTTCTCGATCTGGCAGGGACGAATAAGCTGAAGGATATGGCGGTCCTGTACCGGGATGATAAGCACATCGCTTACACCGGTCAGCGCGGCGTGATGCTGTATTACCACCGCAGCGCTATCGAGAAGGTTGGCGGTTTCGATCGGGTATACGGTCGCGGCATGTACGAACACAGCGACCTCGCCCTTCGCATCCATAATGCTGGCCTGACGACATGGGCTTACGGTGATGTGGTCGGTTCAGAAAAACAGATCCATTCACTCGATGAGCATGAAGCCGTAGAGCGTTCGGTACCGCGTCCCGACCGACAGGCGCTGGTGGAACGTAACGTGAAGATCCACAACGAACGGCGTGATGCCGGGTTTACTGGTTACGTTGAATACCGCCAGCAGCGCGACGTGGTTATCACAACGCTGCTCACCAGTCAGCCTGACCCGCAGCGCGGCACGAGAATGGTGGCCTCGCCTGACATGCTGAGCAAATGGGCGGCCTCGCTTCGCCAGTGTGGGCGTATAGCGCTGGTGGATGAATTACTGACAGCCCCGGCAGATGTTGAGCTGTATCTCGTACCTGACGTGAAGATGAATGTGTACTTCCGTCGCTGGCTGCACATCTGGCAGCACCTGCGAGAACACCCTGAATACCGGTTCGTCTGGTGTACCGATGGTACCGATGTCGAAATGCTTCGCGCGCCGTGGGAAGAAATGGAAGCCGGAAAGGTGTATGTCGGTTCAGAACCAAAGACCTACGCCGATACCTGGGCAAAGCAGAACCATCCGGAGCGCATCTATCAGGAGTTCATTGAAGCGCACCGAAACGATGTAATGCTTAACGCTGGGCTGCTGGGTGGTACCCGCGCTGATGTAATGGCACTTGCTCACGGCATAATCCGTCTTTACTACCGGATCGAGAGCTATCGTTTCTGGAAGAAAGAACAGGCTGGCGCCGCGGTGGGGGACATGCTGGCGTTCGGTATTGTCGCTCATTCATTCGCAGGAAAGGTGATTACCGGACCTCAGGTGCACACCGTTTTTAAAACTGATGGGATCGGAAAAGATAATGCCTGGTGGAAACATAAATAGGGGTTAAAAGTTTCTATGAAAATTTTTACAGCTGTAATGCACAAGAATAGCTTCTACCTCCACGCTGACACCCGACAGAGTTTCTGGATTAGGCTAAGCATTAGGCTGGGATGGGGCAAATTTGAGTTAATTCGCCCCTCTGATGAATTCAGTGATGCTGGAGGGTTGTTTGAATTAGTCGAAGTGCGTTCGGCAGATTCAGAACCCCCTGAGTCAGTAGCTGTAGGGTCAAATGTTTTATGGCGTCTGCCGGAAGCTCTCGAAGTTTTGAAATCAGTCCCTTCTTCTGATCTTCAGGCATATTTGCAACGCGGATTATGTCCTCAAGGGCCACGATAGTATCGTTATGTAACCGAACTGTTTGCACTTTGAGAATTGCGCTCAATCCGCCGTCATCAAGCAGGAAGTCAATTCCTTTTTCTGTAATAAAACAGGAATGTTGATTGAAGTGGTATCGATTTCCCTCACCTAATGACTGGCTCTTAATAAAAGGGGAGCCCACCAAACCATGCATTTCCAAGTAAAGCATGCATGCAACAAAGTGGTCATAGTCATCAAATTTACGAATAAGTTCCTGTTCTTTTTCGTCATTCAAGGCGTTGGGTGCACTGTCAATCAATGCATTTAATATTTCAAGTTGTAAAGCCCGATCATATTTTTTGGTCTTATCCATTTGTTATCTCCATAAAGACGTATCAAAGTCTAACCTGAAAATAATCCGTTCTATAGCCTGATATAAATACAGTTACCGCTTTTGAGCGGTTTCTTTTTGAGGATTCGTTGGTGGCTGAAGAGATTAAATTTGTGGTGGTCGGCCATCACAGCCGCTTAGAACGTGCACAACGTCTTGCTGCGCTGCTGGATGCTCATCTACTGATTGATGACGGTAACCACGGCGCGAACTGGAATCACCGACACGCGCTTGAATGGGCTGCTGAGCAACCTTGCCGGGTGGTTGTGCTGGAAGACGATGCGATGCCCGTTCCTTGGTTTGCAGAGCTGGTGGTCGACTGGCTGACCCGCTTCCCTGACGACATGCTGAGCCTTTATCTCGGTACTGGCCGCCCGCCGCAGTACCAGATGCAGATAGCCGAACGGCTGATTAATGCTGATAAGACTCAGGCTGACTACATCACACTGCCGCGGCTGATACACGGCGTTTGTTATAGCGTACCTCCTCAGCATATTGAACGAGTCCTTTCTCGATGGGACAGCAGCAAGCCTGCCGATTATGCCGTTGGTGATGCTTATGGCGGCGCTGTGGTTTATCCGTGTTACTCGCTGGTGGATCATGCGGATGGTGTGCCTGTTGAGCGTCACCCTGATTCAGCGCAACGAACAGAACGCCGTCGAGCGTGGCGAATCGCCTGAAAAACCGGCCAATTGGCCGGTTTAATTAGTTTTATCTTTTGCTGTCTGGAGTCCGTTTAACTGGTACCCATGTTGCACCAGGTTTAGAAGTTGGTGGTGCAGTATGGTTATCAGGAATGGTTGTGTAGTTATCGGTTTGGCCGCCACGCGGACCGCGTTCACGATATACGCCGCCATCACGTCCACTAGACTGGCCAGGTTTCAAACCCATAAATACCTCCACGATATAAGCCACAAAAGTGTGGCAAATACACTTTGCAGCAAGATTCACCGTTTTCAACGTGGCGATGACTCAATTTTTTAGGAGTGTTAATGCCATCACAAATACCAAGGGCATGCCGCAAGCGTGGCTGCCCAGGAACAACCACAGACCGCTCCGGCTATTGCCCCAAACACCTTAACGAAGGCTGGCAACAGCATCAGCGAGGGCAAAGCAGGCATCAGCGTGGCTACGGCAGCCAGTGGGACAGATTGCGTCCTATCGTTCTGGACAGGGATAAACACCTTTGCCAGGAATGCCTGAGGAATGGAAGATACACACCCGCTGAGACGGTCGATCACATCAAGCCGAAAGCTCACGGCGGTACTGACGATCTCTCTAATCTGGAATCAATTTGCCGCGGCTGCCATAAAGCCAAGACAGCACGCGAACGCCTGAACAGAAATTAAGTAACGAGGTGAAGATGACTGAATCGAAACATGGTTCAGGGCTTCCGCACGCCCAAATGAAAGATATTCCCGGTTATCCAGGATATCTGGCAAGTGAAGATGGACTTATTTACTCGCTCCGCTCAGGTAGCGTTCGGCAGCTGTCGATGCGGCTACATAACGGCTATTGGCACGTGAATGTAAACACCGGAGTAAGCAATGATACGAAAGTGAAGAAGCAAGTACACCAGCTTGTGTTGCTTGCCTTCTCCGGGCCAAAGCCATCTGACGCCCATATCACCCGCCATCTGGATGGCAACCCGCTGAACAACAGCAAAACAAACCTCGCTTGGGGAACGCCAAAGGAGAACACTTCTGACAGCATGCAGCACGGAACTGCCGCTTGTCTGCGGCGCGGACAGCGAGCGGTAGCAACAAAATTGAAGCCTGAAATCATCCTGAGCATTGAGCGAGAGGCGAGATCTGGTAAGAGGCTGGTAGAAATTGCAAAGCGCTACGGTATTACGCACACGCATGTTCGCCGCATCAGGGATCATCTGTGCCATCCAGATATTTGGTCAAAGGGGGAGGGCGGGTAAAAACCTCAGGGGAATCACCCCAAAGGACCGCCGCCTAACCTCTTTTCATATCGCCGCAGGTTAGAAAACTTTTTTATGGGGTCCCCCACTCGATGATTAATAGGAGTTTTCGATTATGTCTGGACCACCGAAAACCCCGACCCATCTACGTTTGGTGAGGGGTAACCCATCTAAACGCCCGATCAATGAGAACGAACCAAAACCCCCTTCAGGGGTACCCCCAACGCCGAAGCATTTCGACAAGCAGGGGAAATACTGGTTTAAACGGATGGCCGACGAGCTTGATGCTATCGGTGTGATGTCTCAGCTTGATGCCAGAGCCCTTGAGCTGCTGGTTGAGGCCTATACCGAATACCGGCATCACTGCGACACGCTTGAAGTTGAGGGCTACACCTACCGGACCGAAACGCAGAGCGGGGATGTGCTGATCAAGGCTCACCCCGCCGCCATCATGAAAGCTGATGCCTGGAAACGTCTGCGTGCCATGCTTGGTGAGTTCGGCATGACTCCAGCCAGCCGATCGAAAGTGAATGCAAAAGGTCCTGAAGCGGTTGATCCGCTGGCCGAGTTTATGAAAGCGAGGGATTAATGGCTAAGGTTGCAGAAGGCATCCGCTACGCCGAGAGGGTAGTGGCGGGGGAAATTATTGCCTGTGAGTATGTGCGCCTTGCCTGTCAGCGTTTTCTTGACGATCTGGCACACGGCGAAGAGCGCGGTATTTTCTTCAGTGAACCGCGCGCGCAGCACATTCTGAATTTCTATAATTTTGTACCTCACGTAAAAGGCGCACTGGCAGGGCAGCCTATTGAGCTGATGGACTGGCACGTTTTCATCCTGATTAATATTTTTGGTTTCGTGATCCCGCTGGTTAACGAGGAAACGGGAGAAACCGTTTTGCGTAACGACGGCAGCGGTCGTCCAGTAATGGTTCGGCGCTTCCGTACAGCAGATGTTGAGGTGGCCCGTAAAAATGCCAAATCAACGCTTTGCTCCGGCGTGGGGCTTTATATGGCTGGTGCCGACGGCGAGGGCGGTGCGGAGGTTTATTCCGCTGCAACCACCCGTGACCAGGCACGCATTGTTTTTGAAGACGCGAAGAATATGGTCAAGAAGGCGAAAGCCACTCTTGGGCGGATCTTCGAATTCAACAAGCTCGCTATCTACCAGGAGCAAACGGCCTCCAAATTCGAGCCTTTATCATCAGATGCGAACAACCTTGACGGCCTGAACATCCACTGTGCCATCGTCGACGAGCTGCATGCTCACAAAACCCGTGACGTCTGGGACGTTCTGGAGACGGCAACCGGCGCACGTCTGCAATCGCTGCTTTTCGGTATCACCACCGCCGGTTTCAACAAAGAAGGCATCTGCTACGAATTGCGTGATTACGCCATCAAGGTGCTGCGTGGGCTGGTAAAAGACGATACGTTTTTTGCCATCATCTACACCTTAGATGAAGGTGACGATCCCTTTGATGAAAAAGTCTGGCAGAAGGCGAATCCGGGGCTGGGTATATGTAAGCGCTGGGATGACCTGCGCCGCCTGGCTAAAAAGGCGAAAGAGCAGGTTTCGGCCAGAATTAACTTTTTCACCAAGCACATGAATATCTGGGTTACCGCTGAGTCAGCCTGGATGGACATGATGAAATGGGAGAAATGCGAGTTTATCGCCCCGCAGCACGAACTTAAAACCTATCCCTCCTGGGTGGGCGTTGACCTGTCAAACAAAATTGATATCTGTGCGGCCGCTAAAGTTTGGCGCGCGCCAGATGGCCACGTTCATGCGGATTTCAAATTCTGGCTACCGGAAGGACGCCTTGAGAAATGTTCACGCCAGATGGCAGAGCTCTATCGTAAGTGGTCCGGGATGGACAAGCTGATCCTTACCGACGGGGATGTAATCGACCATGCTCAGATTAAGGAAGAGCTACAGCTGTGGGTGGCTGGCGAGAGCCTGAAAGAAATTGGCTTCGACCCATGGAGTGCGACGCAGTTCAGCCTTGCACTGGCAGAAGAAGGGTTGCCGCTGGTGGAAGTGCCGCAGACGGTTCGCAATTTCTCTGAGGCGATGAAAGAGGTCGAAGCGCTGGTATACGGTGGCCGCTTCCACCACAGCGATCACCCGGTGATGAACTGGATGATGTCCAACGTAACCGTCAAACCTGACCGGAACGAGAACATTTTCCCGAATAAGTCCACACCAGAGGCCAAAATTGATGGCCCTGCGGCTTTGTTCACAGCAATGAGCCGCGTTCTGGTTAACGGTGGCAACGACCAGCAGGATCTCTCCGGATTCTTCAATAATCCCATCATGGTAGGTTTCTGATGAAAAAAAACAAACGGCCAGGCAGGGTTAAAAGTGCTCTGCTTAACTGGCTTGGTGTGCCTATCAGCCTGACTACCGGCACGTTCTGGGAGGAATGGTTTGGTACCAGCAGCAGCGGAAAGGTGGTAACGGCCGATAAAGCCATCCAGCTATCGGCTGTGTGGGCATGCGTAAGACTGTTAAGCGAGTCTATTTCAACCCTTCCGCTGAAAATATACGTTCGACAGCCTGACGGTTCGCGTAAAGCGGCAACCGATCATCCGGCCTATTCGATACTGTGCCGCCGACCCAATTCAGAAATGACACCATCACGCTTTATGTTGATGGTGGTCGCCAGTATTTGCCTGCGCGGGAACGCCTTCATTGAGAAGAAATTCATCGCAAACCGCCTGGTTTCGCTGGTGCCTTTGCTGCCGCAGAACATGGTGGTTAAACGTCTCGTGACCGGGGCGCTGGAATACAAATACACTGAAAACGGTAACGAGCGCGTCATTCCCGTCAAAAACATCATGCACATTCGCGGGTTCGGTCTTGACGGCGTTTGCGGCATGATGCCGATGAAAACAGGCCGGGATGTGATCGGTTCTGCAATGGCGGTTGAGGAGTCTGCTGCGAAGATATTTGAACAGGGGCTTCAGAGTTCAGGTTTTCTCTCCGCTGAGAATGCGCTGTCTGACGAACAACGTGAAAGACTTCGCAGCTACATGGCTGCATTTACCGGTTCAAAAAACGCCGGGAAAATCATGGTGCTTGAAGGCGGATTGAAGTACCAGGGCGTCACCATGAATCCCGAAGACGCCCAGATGCTGGAAAGCCGCTCTTTCAGTATTGAGGAAATCTGCCGCTGGTTTCGCGTTCCGCCTTTCATGGTCGGTCACACCACGAAGCAAAGCAGCTGGGCATCCAGTCTGGAGGGCATGAACCTCCAGTTCCTGACACATACCCTGCGACCCCTGTTGGTGAACATAGAACAGGAAATAGGAAGGTGCCTGCTGGACAGCGATGATGAGGTGTTCGCGGAGTTCTCTGTAGAAGGACTGCTGCGCGCCGACAGCGCGGGCCGTGCTGCGTACTATACCAGCGCGCTCCAGAATGGGTGGATGTCCCGCAATGACGTGCGCCGTCTTGAGAATATGCCACCGATTGAAGGGGGTGACATTTACACCGTTCAGCTCAACCTGACGCAACTGAAAAATCTCGAAAGCAGCAATCCTGCTGTGCAGGCTCTGGCCCTGAGAGAACTGCATAACCACATATTCCCTGACATTTCCTTTGAACAATCTCCGCTGAAACAGGCCGCTTAGGAGCACTTTCCTGATGAGCAAAAAACAACTTCCGGCAGCACCGGCGGGTCGCCCCTGCGCGCGGGTCACCAGTGAAACTTTACCCTCCGCCCTGGATCGCTGGGATGGCGGGATCAAAGCTGCGGCCACCGACGACAACAGTATTTCTGTTTTTGATGTGATCGGACAGGACTACTGGGGTGAAGGCGTAACAGCCAAACGTATCGCCGGTGCGCTACGGGCGATGAATGGCGCCGACGTCACGGTCAATATCAACTCCCCTGGTGGTGACATGTTCGAAGGCCTGGCAATCTACAACCTTCTGCGTGAATACGAAGGCCGTGTGACGGTGAAGGTACTCGGAATTGCCGCCAGTGCCGCCTCAGTCATTGCGATGGCCGGGGATGATATTCAGATCGGTCGTGGTGCATTTCTGATGATCCACAACTGCTGGGTCTATGCGATGGGTAACCGCCATGACTTTGCGGAACTGGCACAGTCTCTGGAGCCATTCGATAACGCTATGGCAGACATCTACGCGGCGCGTTCCGGCCTTGATATGGCAGCTGTTCAGAAACTGATGGATGCCGAGAGTTATATCGGTGGCAGTGACGCTGTGGCGAAGGGACTGGCAGACAGCCTGCTTTCTGCTGATGCGGTCAGTGATGGCGATGAATCACCCGCGGCCGCGCTTCGCAAACTTGATGCGCTGCTGGCTAAAACCAACACCCCGCGCTCTGAGCGCAGAAAACTCATTAAAGCCTTATCCGGTGGCATGCCTGGCGCTGTCACCACCAACGACGGTACGCCGGGCGCTGCCGAAGATATCAAACCTGAAACCCTCAATTCACTTGAAAGCGCTCTTGCGGCGTTAGTCAAATAAGGACCCTTTATGTCTGAAGTAAACGAAATTCTGAAAAAAGTCACTGCCAGCATTGAAGAGGCAACCGGCAAATTCAACGCGAAAGCAGAAGACGCACTCAAAGAGGCGCAGAAGTCAGGCAGGCTGTCAGAAGAAACAAAAGCTGCCGTTGATAAAATGGCTTCTGAGTTCAACGCGCTGCGTGAAGCTGAAAAAACCCTGAAGGCCGCAATGGGCGAACTGGAGCAACATGTTGCCCAGATGCCGCTGGCAAACGCAAAACAGGTTATCGAGTCCGTTGGCCACCAGGTGATCTCCGCTGAAGCCCTGAAAACCTTTGCTTCCAGCGTGGAAGGCGGTAAGCGCATCAGCATCCCGGTCAAGGCCGCCCTGACTTCGGTGGATGTGCCTGATGGTGTCGTGGAGCCACAGCGCCTGCCGGGTATTGATACGGCACCGAAGCAGCGCCTGTTCATCCGCGATCTGATTGCTCCAGGCCGTACGTCCTCCTCAGCTATTTTCTGGGTGCAGCAGACAGGCTTTACCAATAACGCGAAAGTGGTTCCTGAAAATACGCAGAAACCATACAGCGAAATTGAGTTCACGCCGAAAATCACTGGCGTCAGCACCATCGCCCACCTGTTCAAAGCCTCAAAGCAGATCCTGGATGACTTCGCACAGTTGCAGTCCACCGTTGATGCCGAAATGCGCTACGGACTGAAGTATGCAGAAGAGCAGGAAATTCTCTTCGGTGATGGTACCGGCGTTCATTTGCACGGCATCGTTCCTCAGGCGTCAGCTTTCAATCCGGCGTTCACTGTCGAACAGCAGAGCGGGATTGACGATCTGCGTCTGGCAATGTTGCAGGCACAGCTGGCACGCTTCCCGGCGTCTGGTCATGTTCTTCACTTCATTGACTGGGCGCGGATCGAGCTGACCAAAGACAGCCTGGGTCGTTACATTCTGGCGAACCCTGCGGCGCTGACTGGTCCGACTCTGTGGGGCCTGCCGGTTGTTGCAACGGAAGCGGCAGCCTTCCAGGGTAAATTCCTGACCGGTGCATTTAACGCTGGCGCGCAAATCTTCGATCGCGAAGATGCGAACGTGGTTATCTCCACGGAGAACGCCGACGACTTCGAGAAGAACATGATCACCATCCGTTGCGAAGAACGTCTTGCGCTGGCTGTGAAACGCCCTGAGGCGTTCGTGTACGGTTCATTCAGCACCGGCGCGGGTAGCTGATAACTATTGCGGCCTTCGGGCCGCTCTTTTTTCGGGGCAAACAAATGCTTGATCAGAATGTGGTGAAACAGCATTGCCGCATTGATACCGACTTTACGGGTGATGATGCTCTGCTGGAGATTTACACAGGTGCGGCGGCCCGGTACGTCCAGACATGGACACGCCGAACGCTCTATGAAAAGGAAAGCAGCCCTGGCTACGCTGACGACCCGGACCCGATACTGCTCAATGATGATGTTAAGGCAGCCATGCTACTGCTTATCGGTCACTGGTATGCAAACAGGGAATCGGTAGTTATAGGTGAAACCGTGTCTCAGGTTCCATTAGCTGTGGAGGCTCTTCTTCAGCCTTACAGGATATATGGCCTATGAGTTCATTGCGTGCTGGCGAGCTTGATAAACGCATCGTATTACAAAAACTCGAAATTCAGCGAGGTCCACTGGGAGAGCCGCTTCCAAGTGGCCCCGTCGTGGTCGCTACTGTTTGGGCCAGGGCTGAGAATGTTTCTAACAGAAAAATTCGCACACTGGATCAACAACAGGTTGTTGAAACCTGGTTATTCACTATCAGGGTGCGTTTAGACGTCCAGACTGACTGGAAAATAGCGTGGAATGATGATGTCTATACAGTTCGCGCCGTTGATCGTAGCAAGTCTGATCGATGTGTAATAACGGCTGAACGGGATATACGACATGATAGAACAGGCAATTAAAATCTCGCTTGAGCGTCTTTCCGGGATGACTGTTTATCCTCTTCTTCTACCAGACAGCGAGCAAAACGGTATTACATTCCAGCGGATATCAGACCCGGAAGTTGAAACGGGAATGGTACGAACAGGGCTTATTGCTGGTCGTTTTCAAATCTCAATATACAAAGTGGATGATTATACCGGGCTGGTGAAACTGGATAAGGCTATCTGGTCTCAATGGAAAAGTATTGTCCACGGAGAGCTTGAAGGTTATCCCGTTCAGTACATCCAGCGTGGGAATATACTTCAGGACAAAACAACCCTTACCAGCAATCAGGTTCAGTACAGGCTTACCCGAGATTTCGTGCTTTATTTTTATGAGGAATCATCATGATTCGCATGGAAGTTAAAGGGCTTCAGGAATTCGAACGCCAATTACTTTCCCTTGGTGAAAAGGTTGGTACGCAGGTTTTACGGGAGGCCGGGAAAGCTGCACTTGAGCCCGTTCTGGAGGATATGAAAGCGCATGCTGGTTACGACGAATCAGCGAAAGATGAGCACATGCGCGATTCAATTAAAATCCGCTCATCCTCTTCGAAAGCAAAGGGCAATGCAGTTGTTTATCTTCGCGTTGGCCCGAGTAAAAAACACTTCATCAAAGCGTTGGCTCAGGAGATGGGAACCGTAAAGCAAGTCGCGAGTCCCTTCATTCGTCCGGCGCTCGATTATCAGAAAGCGAAAGTTCTGCGCATCCTTGCGATAGAAATACGCGACCGAATTGAAAACCACCGGTAGCGCTCGCTGCCACCTTCAAAGAGAGAGAAATTATGGCTGATAAAACTTCGCCAGAGTACGCGATGCTGCCTGCTGGCACCGTCGTTATGTGGGGTGCTGCGGGCAGCGACGTAGCAACAATGAAACCACTCATTAACTGTAAAGCGCTGGGCGCTACAGGACAGACGGGCAGCTTTGTAGACTGCACTACGCTGATCGATACCAGTAAACAGTTTATCTCTGACCTGCCTGAAGGCCCTGAAAAATCGCTGGGCTTTATTGACGATCCAGCCAACCAGGACTTTGCTGATTTCCTCAACGCAGCAGAGAACCGGGAAACCGTACAGTTTTACGTTGAGCTGCCAAATGGTCGAACGGCGAACATGATTCTGGCCCTTTCTGGCTGGCAGATGAATGAAATTACCGCCCCGGCAAGTGAAGTCATTCAAATCACTGTTCAGGGAAAACAGAACAATATTACTTGGGGTACGGCTGCCGGCAGCTGATCAGGGCATTACTAACTGGCCACCTCCTGGTGGCCTTTTATTATCTAATTCTCAGGAAAAACTATGTCTACCATCGATGTTTCTGCACTTAAATCCGCACTTCTGAAGCCTAAAAGCGCCGTTGTTACCGCCGAAATTTTTGGAACCACCGTTTATCTACGCCGTATGACGGCGGGAGAACTCATCGATCATGAAGAAGCGCTGCGAGACAGTCAGATTGCAGAAGATGCACGTAAAGCTTCAGAGATCAGTGTGCAGTTGATCGTCGATTGTCTTGTCCATCCCGATGGCAGCCTAATCGCAGCTAAAGACAAGCCTACCGCAGCCGAGCTACTCCAGACTCATGACAACGTGGCGCTCCTTGATGCAATCGCCACTGTAAAAAAACATGCGCTGGGTAAGCTTGAAGACGCGGAAAAAAACTAACGAGCTCGCCCTGGCTTGAGCTGATTTTCTGGCTGGCTGACCGCTGGGGCGAGCCTGACCCTTCAAAGATAGCTTCACTTCCGGCAGAAACTCTTTTTCACTGGCGCGCGTACTTTCTGCGTACTGGTGCCATAAGCCGACCCGGTGAAGAGATTTCTCCGACTCCTGAAACCCCGCCTCCTGCTGTAGTCAGTAATGTTGACGATCAGTGTGCGGCAGTAATGAGAGCGTTAATGTAATGGCTGACGTTGCTTCCCTCGCCGTCGGGCTGCATCTCAACGCAGCCAATTTTAAATCTCAGCTGATGGGTGCATACGGTGATGCTGAGAACTCATCAAAGCGTTTCAACCGTAACGCACAGGAAGATGCTAAAAGGACAGATGAAGCCTATTCCCGGATGGGGAAAACCATCGCGGGTGTTGCTGGTCGCCTGGCGGGATTTGCCGGTGCCGGTTTATCACTTGGCGCCATCATTACTACCACGCGTGAATACGGACAGGCTTTATCCGACCTTTCGGCTATCACCGGCGCTACAGGCGCCCAGTTAAAATCGCTTGATGAAGCCGCCCAGGAGATGGGGCGTAGCACTGAATACAGTGCGAGCCAGGCGGTGGAAGCCCTGAAGTTGATGGCGTCCGCTAAACCTGAACTTCTTCAGACCGCAGACGGACTTACTGAGGCGACAAAGAGCGCACTAACGCTTGCTCAGGCCGCAGGCTCAACTTTGCCAGATGCAACCCGCACTCTGGCTCTTTCCCTTAACCAGTTCGGGGCCGGGGCTCAGGAAGCGGATCGTTATATTAACGTGCTGGCTGCCGGTGCCAAGTTCGGGGCATCGGAAATCGCAGATACAGCTGCGGCTATTAAAAATGGTGGGGTGGCCGCTGCACAGGCAGGAGTTGGATTTGAAACGCTTAACGCAGCGATTCAGGTTCTGGCTGAGCGTGAAATCAAAGGCGGTGAAGCAGGAACCGCGCTGAGAAACGTTATTCTTGCCCTTGAGAAAGGTACAGACAAAACGCTCAAACCATCGGTTGTGGGGCTCAGTGGTGCTCTGGATAATCTCTCAAAGAAAAACCTTTCTACGGCTCAGGCTGTAAAACTGTTCGGTGTTGAGAATATCAACGCGGCATCAGTGCTGGTGGACAACCGCAGCAAACTTAACGCATTAACCCTTGCCCTAACTGGAACACAGACTGCGCATGAGCAGGCCGCTATTCGTGTTAATAACCTGAATGGCGACATCATGGGGCTGACCAGTGCTTTTGAAGGCATGATCATTAAAATTGGTCAAAGTAGTACCGGACCGCTTCGTTCAGGCATTCAGTCAGTAACTGACGGTATCAACCTGCTTACCGATAATTTCAACGCGGTTGCAAGTGTGGCCTTATACACACTGATCCCGGTTCTTTCGACCAAACTGACAGCTGGTCTTCGCGAAAACATAAGCGCATGGCAGCAGAATCAGGCAGCCGTTAAAGCAGCAGCAGCGGCTCAGGCTGATGGTGCACGTAAAACGCTGGAAGCTACTTCTGCCACGCTAAAGCGAAATGATGCGGAATTTGGTTATTACCGTCAGCTGGAAAAAACGGCCAGGCAGCATGGTTTGAACGTAAATTACCAGGGAGAGTTTAACCGACTTATCCGTGAAGAAACCGAGCAAACTAATCTGGCCACTCGTGCAAAAATGCAGTTGGCAGCAGCTAATCGTCAGGTATCTCTGACCGCTCGTGCTGCCTCGGTAGCTGTGGGGCTCGCTCGCGGGGCCCTGGCGCTTGTCGGTGGACCTTTTGGGGCTGCGATGCTGGCAGGCTCCGCACTTCTGTATTTTCATCAGCAGGCGAAGGATGCCCGACAGTCAGCAATTAACCTCAAGGATGCTGTCATTGAAACCACTGCTGCGCTGATGCAGATGTCTGATAAACAGCTCGCCGTTAAGCAGATTGACCTGCAAGACCAGTATGAAAATCAGGTAACTCAGCGTAACCAGCTCATCAAGGAAATTCAGGACGCAGACAGCAGACTAGATAGCCTCGGTGGATTTGACCCATTCCGACAGAAAAAAGGGGTAGAGGACAGTAAGAAACGGGCAGAAGCTGACCTTGAAGCCGTTAATAAAGGGTTAGAGACAACACAGTCTAACCTTGAGAATGTCAGCAAGGCGCGATTTTTGGTCCAGACAGGGATCGCCGATCAAGCAAAATCGCTCGCGAATGACATCAAAAATATCACAGCTCAGACAGCTAAAGCCGGAGAGGGTGTTACCACACCATGGACCGGTGAAGATACTCAAAAGGCTAGGAAGGAAACGGTCAATCAGTATCTTCAGTTGCGCAGGGAGATCGAAGAAGCTCATGCAACCAGTCTTGGAAAAATTGATCTTCAGGAGAAAGCCAGTCAGGAAAAGCTGATCGCTGCGGCGCGTAAAAATGGAGCAAGCCAGCAGGATCTACAGCGTGCGCTGTTAATGAATGCTGAAAATTATCAGAAGCAACGTAACGAACTTGCTGAGCAGTATTCCCCGGCACGATCGGCCATCAATAAAGAGAAGGAAGCGAGCCAGGAGCTCAAGTCTCTCCTTGATGCACGTTTGCTTACTGAAAAAGAGTACATGGCTGCGCGTGTCACACTGTCACAGGAGACATCCCGACAAATCCTACAGGCCCAGGCTAATGCTCTATCAGCACCACGGCTTGAGCTTGCCGGGGACGTTGATCCGCTTGCCCAGCAAAGGAACCAACTTGCACAGCAGCAAAGTCTGGTAGAGACCTATTATCGCAATGGTGCGTTGAGTAAGCAGCAATACGAAATGCTGATGCAGAAGAGCAGTAAAGATTCTGCTGATGCACAGTATCAGACCGCGCTGGAATTATATCGCTCACAGAGTGAATTCAATAATCTGGCGATCGGACTGGTTGAGGCTACCCGGGAGCGAACCACTAATGTCCTGACGGGGCTGCTGACTAAAACGCAGACCTTTAAAGAGGGCGTGATCAACCTCTTCTCCACGCTTACTCAGTCGATAATTCAAAACCTCGTCGATATGGCAGCACAGGCGCTCGTAACAAATACAATCCTGAGTTCAATTATGGGGGTTGGTTCGAGTGTACTTGGCGGTGTTGGGGGAAGTACGGCAGGCAGCTCAGGGACAGCGATTGCCGATTATGGGAGCAATTTCCAGTTCAATGCCAAAGGCGGCGTTTATTCCTCCTCAGACTTAAGTGCCTATAGCGGCCAGGTAGTCGATAATCCTACTTTTTTCGCATTCGCGAAAGGTGCCGGAGTAATGGGTGAGGCAGGACCAGAAGCGATCATGCCATTGACTCGGGCAGCTGATGGTTCACTTGGGGTTCGCGCAGTGTCAGGCGGTGCCTCTGAAGGTGCTGCTCCTCAGGTATTCATCACTATCAATGGCGATGGCAGTACTGCATCACAATCATCTGGCGGTCTGGAAAAATTCGGTAAAAGCGTAGGCAATTTTGTCAGAGATGAATACCGAAAGCTGATACAGGCTGATCTTCGTCCCGGAGGGGCAATCTGGAACAGTACAAACGGGAGGCGGTAATGGCGCTGGAAACTTTTAACTGGAGCCCTAGGGTGAATCCTTCTCAGGACGTCACCATGCGTACGCGTGAGGCGCAGTTCGGAGATGGTTACACCCAGACATCCGGTGACGGACTTAACCCTCGCTCACAAAGCTGGGATCTGACCTTTGTAGGCCTGGAACCCTATATCAAGTCGATCAAAGACTTTCTTGATCGTCATGAGGGAACAAAAGCATTTGCATGGAAGCCGCCGCTAGAGGACTTGGGTCTCTATCGATGCAAACAGTACAAGCCCTCCCCAATGGGGGGAGGCAACTGGTCTTTGACTGCAACATTCATCCAGGCATTTAAACCATGAGCTTAAACGCAGATTATCAGAAGCTGGAATCAGGGAACGACGTTCGCCTGATTGAGGTGGACGGTTCTTCTTTTGGACTGACGGAAGTTCTCCGCTTTCACAATTACAACATTCCCCACACCGAAGAGGAAATAGTCGCCGCCGGCGGGGATGAGGCCAAGCTCCCGGCGAAACCAATCTGGTGGCAGGGTAATGAATATTCCGCCTGGCCGTATCAGCTGGAAGGGCTGGAGAAATCGACCAGTGGCAGCAATGCGACGCCATCACTGACGGTCGCGAACATCGAAAGCTCTATTTCTGCCCTGTGTCTTGCGTATGACGATTTGCTACAGGCTAAGGTCACCATTCACGACACAAAGGCAAAATATCTCGATGCGAAAAACTTCGCAGGCGGTAACCCTACAGCAGATCCGACTCAGGAGAAACTTCAGGTCTGGTATATCGACGGGAAAACGACCGAGCTTGCTGGCGAAACCATTGAGTTTGTACTGTCCAGTCCCATGGATCTTCAGGGACAAATGATCCCCACGCGGCAGCTTCATTCCCTGTGCACATGGTGCATTCGTAATAAGTACCGCACCGGCGACGGTTGCGACTATGCCGGTACGCGCTATTTCGACAAAAACAACAACCCGGTAAGCGATCCGTCACTGGATGAATGCAACGGCACGCTGACGGCCTGCAAACTTCGATTCGGTGAAAGCAACGAACTCTCGTTTGGTGGGTTCCCCGGTACGTCGCTGATCAGGAGCTGATATGCGTCAGAAAACAATTGATGCGATTATGGCGCATGCCGCCGCTGAATATCCTCGTGAGTGCTGTGGTGTGGTGGCGCAGAAAAGCCGCGTTGAACGTTATTTTCCTTGCCGGAATCTTGCCGCGACGCCGGAGGACAATTTTGTCCTTTGCCCGGAAGATTACGCAGCTGCTGAGGACTGGGGTACGGTGATCGCCATCGTTCACAGTCACCCTGACGCCACTACGCAACCGAGCGAACTGGATAAAGCGCAATGCGACGCAACGCTTTTACCCTGGCATATCGTGAGCTGGCCGGAGGGGGATTTACGCACCATCCAGCCGCGCGGAGAGCTGCCGTTGCTGGAGCGTCCTTTTGTGCTTGGTCACTTCGACTGCTGGGGGCTGGTAATGAGCTATTTCCGGCAAACGCATGGTATCGAACTCCACGATTACCGGGTTGATTATCCCTGGTGGGAAAAAGACTATCCGGACAACTTCTATCAGGATTGCTGGTACGAGTGCGGATTCCGTGAATTCGACGGGCCGCCGAAACCTGGCGATATGGTGATCATGCAGGTCCAGGCTGATAAGTGGAACCACGCGGGAATTCTGCTGGAGGGCAATATGCTGCTGCACCACCTGTACGGTCATCTGAGTCAGCGCGTGCCGTATGGTGGATACTGGCAGGAACGAACGATGAAGATTCTACGGTACAAATCTCTGTGCTAACCTTTGCTCAAAACAAAGGAGCAAAACCATGAAAATTGTATTGAGTGTATTGTTATTGACTGCATTTAATTCATACGCAGGAACTGTAGACGATTATCTGGAGCGTCATTCTGAAATAAAATCAAATTCTGTTGCTGAAACTTATGTAAGCCATTACGCCTTTATGATTGCGATGATGGAAGCACAACAAAAGCATAATAGATCTGATAATGAATTTATTACTGGGTTGCTTTCAAATAATGGTGATGTATATGCAAGATTAGCGGTTAAAAAGCTTGCAAATGATTGTTTAACGCAAAGGAGCATTGGTCAATCCGGAGAGTTAAATAATAAAGAGTGTAATATTGTGATTAGAGCAGATAAATCAGAACAATAGCTAATAGAAAGTCGAGGGTACGATGCAAGAGGTAATGACGCGAATTGAACTAGGTGGGGAGCCGGGTAAGATCTTTGGAAAGATACACCATCGCCTTATCAATAAAGTATCAGAAGCTGGAACGGCCCTCGCTAAAACTATTCCCGGATTTGAAAGCTATATGATTAGCAGCAAAAGTCGCGGGCTAACATTTGCCATCTTCAAAGGTAAAAAGAATATTGGAGTAGACGACCTTGGTTTTCCAGTTACAGGAGAGGTCATCAGAATTGTTCCAGTAATAATTGGAAGTAAAAAGGATGGTTTGCTACAGACTATTCTTGGTGCAGTAATTATTGCGGCATCTGCAATTGGCAGTTATTTTGCACCGGGAAACCCGATTTCTGCGTTTGGATACAAATTTGGTGCAGCCATGATGTTGGGTGGAGTTGTTCAGATGCTTTCGCCTCAGCCTACAGGGTTAGCCAGCAAACAAAGCGCAGATAACCGTGCATCGTATGCGTTTGGCGGGGTGACAAATACCGCCGCACAGGGTTACCCGGTTCCGCTCCTTTACGGCCGCCGGCGAATCGGCGGGGCAATTATTTCCGCCGGGATTTATGTCGAAGATCAGCAGTAGATAACAAACCTTTTTACAAGCCACCTTCGGGTGGCTTTTTTTATGGGCGCGATATGGCGAATAAAATTACCGGACGAAAAGGGGGGAGCTCCAGTTCCCGAACTCCTACCGAACAGCCTGATGATCTGCAATCTGTAGCGAAGGCAAAGATTCTCGTTGCGCTTGGGGAAGGGGAGTTTGCTGGACAGCTCACCGGGAAGGATATCTACCTGGACGGAACGGCGCTGGAGAACTCCGACGGCTCCCAAAACTTCAGCGGCGTTACGTGGGAATTTCGCGCGGGTACACAGGCCCAGAAGTACATTCAGGGCATTCCCGGTACCGAAAACGAAATCAGCGTGGGAACCGAGGTAACGAGCGCTACAGCGTGGACACGAACCTTCACCAATACACAGCTTTCAGCGGTTCGTTTACGCCTGAAATGGCCATCGCTTTTCAAGCAGGAGGACGATGGCGATCTGGTTGGTTACTCGGTTAATTATGCGATTGACTTGCAGACGGACGGCGGGACATGGCAGACAGTCCTCAATACCAGTGTGACCGGGAAAACGACCTCAGGTTATGAGCGTAGCCACCGTATTGATTTACCTCAGGTGGGCAGCACCTGGACAATCAGACTACGCAAAATTACCGCTGACGCCAACAGCGCGAAAATCGGCGACACGATGACGCTACAGAGCTTCACTGAGGTGATTGATGCGAAATTGCGATATCCGAACACCGCGCTGCTGTACATTGAATTCGACTCCAGCCAGTTTAATGGTTCTATACCTCAGATCTCCTGTGAGCCTCGTGGCCGCGTTATTCGGGTTCCTGATACTTACGACCCGGAAACCCGCTCTTACAGCGGGACATGGACCGGGGCGTTTAAGTGGGCATGGACGGATAACCCTGCGTGGATAATTTACGATCTGGTTGTTTCTGACCGGTTCGGCCTCGGTCACCGTTTGACTGCTGCTAACATCGATAAATGGACGCTTTATCAGGTCGCCCAGTATTGCGATCAGATGGTTCCGGACGGTAAGGGTGGCGATGGAACAGAACCACGCTATACCTGCAACGTGTACATCCAGGACCGAAACGACGCTTACACAGTCCTGCGTGATTTTGCGGCCATATTCCGTGGCATGACGTACTGGGGTGGCGATCAGATCGTTGCTCTGGCCGATATGCCCCGTGATGTGGATTACAGCTACACGCGCGCTAGCGTTGTTGGCGGTCGCTTCACCTATTCAAGCAGCACCACGAAAACCCGCTACACTACAGCGCTGGTTTCATGGTCCGATCCGGGTAACGCCTATGCTGACGCGATGGAACCCGTATTCGAGCAGGCGCTGGTGGCTCGGTACGGCTTCAATCAGCTGGAAATGACAGCCATCGGCTGCACCAGACAGTCAGAAGCGAACCGAAAGGGGCGCTGGGGTATTCTCACCAACAACAAGGATCGCGTTGTTTCGTTCGATGTCGGGCTGGACGGAAACATACCGCAGCCAGGCTATATCATCGCTGTGGCAGACGAGCTGCTTTCCGGAAAGGTTATGGGCGGTCGCATCAGCGCCGTTAACGGTCGCGTTATCAAACTTGACCGTGTAGCTGATGCAGCAGCAGGTGATCGTCTTATCCTCAACCTTCCCTCCGGAGCGTCACAGAGCAGGACCATTCAGGCGGTTAACGGGGAATCGGTCACAGTAACCACCGCGTACAGTGAGACGCCTCAGGCCGAAGCTGTCTGGGTGGTTGAGTCAAACGAACTCTACGCGCAGCAGTATCGTGTTGTGAGCGTCGCTGATAACGATGATGGCACTTTCACCATTACCGGTGCATGGCACGATCCGGATAAATATGCCCGAATCGATACCGGAGCCATCATTGACCAGCGGCCGGTGAGCGTGATCCCGCCGGGCAACCAGTCGCCGCCTGCGAACATCGTGATCAGCTCGTTTTCTGTGGTGCAGCAAAATATCAGCGTCGAAACGATGCGCGTGAGCTGGGACCAGGCGCAGAACGCTATCGCCTATGAAGCGCAATGGCGCCGCAACGACGGGAACTGGGTTAACGTGCCGCGCAGCTCTACAACGTCATTCGACGTACCGGGGATATATGCCGGGCGCTACCTGGTGCGCGTGCGCGCAATCAATGCCGCAGAAATCTCGTCCGGATGGGGCTATTCAGAAGAGAAAACGCTGACCGGTAAAGTGGGCAATCCGCCGAAACCGGTCGGCTTCATCGCTTCCGATAATGTGGTATTTGGTATCGAACTGAGCTGGGGATTCCCCGGGAATACCGACGACACGCTGAAGACGGAAATTCAGTACAGCCTGACCGGTACCGAAGACGATGCGATGCTGCTGGCAGATGTACCCTATCCGCAGCGCAAGTATCAGCAGATGGGCCTTAAGGCAGGGCAAATTTTCTGGTACCGCGCGCAGCTGGTGGACCGCAGCGGAAACGAATCAGGGTATACAGACTTTGTGCGCGGACAGGCCAGCATTGATGTATCCGATATCACCGATGCCATTCTGGAGGACATGAAAGGCTCCGATACGTTCAAAGACCTGATCGAGAACGCGGTGGACAGCAATGAAAAAATTGCTGGCATGGCAAACGACATCAAACAGGCCAACGACGAACTGGAGCAACAGGCGCAGAAAATTGCCCAAAATGCCCAGGATATCGGGAAGGTTCAGACCAGCGTTACAAACCTGTCGAGCAAGGTCGGAGATGTGTCTTCTTCTTTGAGCGAGCTTGAGCAGACAGTGGCAACGGCTGATACCGCGCTGGGCCAGCGCATCGATAACATCAGCGTGTCTGTGGACGGCATGGCGGGGGGGGTGAAGAACTCCGCCATCGCGATTATTCAGGGCAACCTGGCGCAGGTGGCCGCGCGCAAAACGCTGTCGGCATCAATCGCCGGTAACAGCGCGCAGCTGGACCGCATTGATGAGGTGGTCGTCAGCGAGAAGGAGGCAACGGCGCGTTCGCTGCTGAGTTTGCAGACTGACGTGAACGGCAACAAGGCATCCATCAACAGCCTGAACCAGACGTTCTCCGATTATCAGCAGGCCACCGCCACGCAGATAAACGGCATCACGGCGACCATCAACGGGCACACTTCAGCGATCACCACCAACGCGCAGGCCATTGCGAACGTCAACGGCGACCTGAAGGCGATGTACAGCATTAAGGTCGGGTTATCCAGCAATGGTCAGCTTTACGCGGCAGGGATGGGGATCGGCGTTGAGAATACGCCGTCCGGCATGCAGTCGCAGGTTATCTTCCTGGCTGACCGCTTCGCCGTAACGCACCAGGCCGGAGCGACCGTTACGCTTCCTTTCGTTATCCAGAATGGGCAGACCATAATTCGGGACACGGTTATTGGAGACGGGACGATTGGAAACGCCAAGATCGGCAGCTATATCCAATCTTCAACCTGGGACGGCACCGGGAACGTTGGCTGGCACATCAACAAATCTGGCTACGCGACGTTTAACAACGTGACCGTTCGCGGCTCGATTTACGCCACAAACGGTAATTTTTCTTTCAATGGCTCCGGCAATACAACGGTGATTAATGGTAATGGCGTAACCATTAATATTCCGGGTGGCGGCCGCATCGTACTGGGGACGTGGACATAAAATGCCGACAGGACTACTGATTGACCTGAATGACGGCGGAAAGCGCATGGAGATAACTGCGGGCCTGCGATGCCCGTCGTTTGGGGCCAACTTTGACAGTGGCTACCAGAAAGCCAAGTACGCTGATGTTGCCGGTTATGTTTCCGGGGCGCAGGTGCTGTTTATCCCTCACGCGACGGCTTACCTTGATTCAGGGCTGCTTCATAAAATGAACTCGGTCACCATATCCGGTGGCCGCGTAACGCAGAACTCCACGATGAAGGATGTAAGTATCAGTGAGCGTGAGAGTACGTACACGTTCCCCGGAAGCCTCTGGCAGATATTTCCGTCAGGCCAGCGTAGTGGGGTGGGACTGCTCATAAGCAACAGCACTGACTTCACCTCAATAACCAATGCCACGCAGTCAGGGCAGTGTATCTGGAAGGGGACCGTCAATGTCCCCACAGGCGGCTGGGCAGTTCCCACGATAGCGGGGTACGACAAGTCCAAATATATCGTCTTTGGGCGCTGTAATAGCGGTAACACCGTCGATTTCGATGGCAACACGGTCAGGTTCTTCAGCCCTCCATCCACCAACGATGATGCTCCAACGACCGGCACGATAGATATTGTCATCTTTGCCAGTGGCGTGGCGCCGCAGCCGGGCACCGGGCTCAACATCTTCAATGCAGCCGGGGCCTGCACGTTTTCAACGACAAAGCGGCCTTTCGTCTACCTCAACCAGCTCTGGACGCCTTCAAAAAATGCCGTGAGCATCGGCAGCGGGTATGTTCCGCTGGGTAGGTTCGGGCTGATGGCTCACGAAGTTAATGGCATGTACGTGTATCGAATGTTCGGAATAAAAATACAGAACGGCAGTGCTTCAGTTCAGGGTGGGAAATATCTGGGGCGCGAGCGGTATGCAATTTTTGGTAATGACACGGTAACGCCACTGAACCTTCCCGTTCTTCCCGATATGTACGTCTGAATAAACAGTCTTTTTAATCAACCTCGCTTCGGCGGGGTTTTTTATTGCCTGGAGAAAATATGCTTTATAACACTGGCACCATCGCCATTAACGGAAACACCGCAACCGGCACCGGCACGAACTGGACGGCGCCAGCCAGTCAGATTCGGGTTGGCCAGACGTTGTTTGTTCTTTCTAACCCGGTACAGATGTTTCAGATCACGGCCATCAACAGTGCGACGTCACTGACGGTTACACCCGCAGCGTCTCCGGCGCTCAGCGGCCAGAAGTACGGCATTCTTGTTACTGATAGTCTCTCGGTCGATGGTCTGGCGCAGAGCATGTCTCAGCTCATCAACGAGTATGACGAGAACATCGGCGCGTGGGAGACGTTCGCCACCACCTCAGCAAACCAGAACATCACCGTTACCATCAACGGCACTCGTGTAACTATTCCGGCGATCGGTAAGCTGGCGCAGAAGGGGAGTAATGGAGCTATCCCGATTGGGCAGGGCGGGACCGGGGCAACGAATGTCGCTGACGCTCGCACAAACCTCGGTTTAGGAACATCAGCCATACTTAATGCGCGGTCCAACGAGACTTACCCTGCTGATGGTGTGCTAACTGTAGGGCAGTTTGGGATAGGCGCGGATTGGTTGCCCCTGACTACTGATTTTAAGACCATTGAAAAAGGTGGCATTTACGCTGGCGGTGGCGCTACGGGAGTTAATTTCTTTAACCCGTACGCGCCTGTTCTCGTCATGTGTAGATATGCCACCTCCGCAATGCAAGCTCTTCAGGCTGATAACACTACCCTTGCATTCAACGTGAAGGATGCAAATGGCTGGAGGGGTTGGGTTAAGCTTTATAGCGAATACAACACGACCCGCGCCAGCGACGGTACATTGAAAGCTGCATCGCCAGTGGTGGCAATATTTTCCGATGGCTCATACCGGACGAATGACGAATCGGAGGGCTGCACTGTAACCCGTCTGGTCACAGGCCAATATCTGGTGGAAGGGTGTCAGGGGCTGAACTCAGACGCAGCATGGGGCGGCATCGATGGAGGTTTTGACATCCCTACCGATCGCAACAAGCAACCGCTTATCTGGCTGGATTATGAGGTTAACGCCGATGGTTCGGTACTGGTAAAAACCTATCATCGTACTCACCCTGATGCGCCTGCATTCGCCAGAAACGAACTGGAAGGCGTGGGTGACGGTGATCCTGTCGACATTCCTAGCGACCAGTTCGTGTCCGTGCGCGTCGAAATGCCTGCCGATTCTTTATACAACCAAAAAATCAGAGCAGCAGAGCTGGCCATGACTGCTGATGCGGGTGAATAAAGGTCGGTTTGGTAGACAGCAATGGTTACGTGCCTGTGTCACTGGGAGGTACGGGTAGCAACAGGGGGGCCGCAATTGGTGTCAACATCGATGGAACCTTATCTTCTACTGGCTGGTTTAATGATATTTCAACCAACCCTTCCACAATAGGTTCTGCCCGAATAACTGATGATAATGTATGGCGGAGCTATATTTCTGTTCGCCATCGGAACGGTTCTAATGCGGCCTCAGGAGGAGATAGTGCGAATTACGGATTTATGCTGGTCGATGAAGCAATGTCAGCTCAGTCAGCCGCAAATATCACAATTCGTAAACAGGCAGGCGGTACGTGGCTTTCACCTGTCAAATTATATTCAACGGGTAATACGACTAAAGCAAGTGATGGCACCCTAAAGGCGGCCTCACCTGTTGCTCGCATTGTTAATTCTCAGGAACAGAACCAGCGCACGGATATATCCGAGGATGGTTTTGCATGGTGCGGCTGCGGTACTGCGAACACCGAAGCTGAAGGAATCAAAATTTCCCGGGTCGATGTTGGTGTTTATGTGCTGAGAGGTTCGGCAGGCCTGGCGTCAGAGGGATGGCAGTTACTGCCGCCAATGGACCCGGGTGGAATGGGAGAACTGGGTGTAGTTGAAGCTGAGCAGACAGAAAGCGGTGGGCTGACGATTCGGCTTTTTAAGCGGAAATACATACTCAACGAAGAAGGCGAAATTGTTAAAACGAAAGGGGCTCCTATAGATGTTCCTGCCAACAGCTGGATCGACGTTCGCCTCGATATGCCAGAGGATAGCATCTGGAAAACAAGAGCTTCCGAAGCTTCTCTTGAACTGACAGAGCAGCCTGAGGACATTCAGCCTTAAAAATTAATAGGCGAACCCAAATTGATCTGCATCCCATTTGAAACTACTGTATATAAACACAGTGATAAAGGGAGTGCAGATTATGCCCCGAATTTCAGATATTCAGGCCGCCTTTATTGCGGCCATAGAGCTTAACCCAAAGGGCTACCGCTACCTGAGAACAGACAGCTTTATAGAAAAGTTGCGTGGTTTTAACTGGCACTTCACCCGAGCCGACGCCAATGCATGGATAGAGCGCAATCAGCCAGGCTTCGCTGACAAGACGACAGACGGTAGCGATAACCGGTACTGGATCCTGAGAAACATGGGGAGGGTCCTCTGATGGGATTTGCATCACCTGCGACCGATTACGTCGAACGCCAACTTTCTCCATCCGTTCTGTGCAACATAGGGGCCGAAAGCAGGGTGCTTGAAACAGATGTTGGGTTTGCAGTCATTGAGCCAGCCACGAAAAAAAGGCCAGGAGATGTATTGTTAATTTTGTGCGACGGCCACACGCAGTTTGCAAAACTGATGGGTAAGTCATTGATCACGGATGATGGCGAGGCAATAGAGGGAACCGCTCTGGAAGAGGTGGAAGTGTTGGGCAGAGTGACGTTCTTCATCAATCGTGCATTAGATGATGATTGCCCTGCAATATAGATAAAGTTCCCCATGCTTCACTGACGAATAACCAGCCATAAGCGGCTGGTTTTTTGTGTGGTTTGGTCGGAACGAGAGAATTTTAACCTCCATCCCATGATGGCATCCTAAAGCTCAAAGGAAGCTTTGCATAATCACTTCTTCAAAATCGCATTCCCCAAAATAAAATTTAAGTGAATGAAAAACATGAAGAAAAATGAGGATGAAAATGCAATAAAATCAGCCAGAAAAACAGAGTTAACTGGCTGATTAATAACATTTAATTGGAGGTTGTCGAACTCTGCTTCTGGAACAGTTCCCGGAAGACCGGGTAGATGTCATCCTGGTCACGAATGTGCTGCATCGCAAAGTTATCGAACATCGCTTGCAGATGCTCATACTCACGCCACAACGTCTGGTGGGCGCGACGGGTAATTTCAATATAGCTGTAGTAACGCACCACCGGCAGGATTTTCTTCGCCAGAATTTCATGACACAGCGGCGAGTCATCCGCCCAGTTATCGCCATCCGATGCCTGCGCGGCGTAGATATTCCACTGCGCCGGATCGTAGCGCTCCTTCACCACCTCGTCCATCAGCTTCAGGGCGCTCGACACGATGGTGCCGCCGGTCTCCTGCGAGTAAAAGAACTCATGTTCATCCACCTCTTTCGCCTGAGTGTGATGGCGGATGTAGACCACCTCCACGTTCTTATACGTTCTGCTCAGGAACAGATAGAGCAGAATATAAAAACGCTTAGCCATATCCTTGGTGGCCTGATCCATTGAACCTGATACGTCCATCAGGCAGAACATCACCGCCTGGCTGGAAGGCTCCGGCCGTTTTTCGTAGTTCTTGTAGCGCAGGTCGAACGTGTCGATAAACGGCACCCGGTCGATCTTCGCCCGCAGTTCGGCGATCTCTTTTCGCAGGCGCTCCTCTTCCAGCAGTTGTGCCGGCTCCGTGTTTTCCACCACTTTCAGGCTGGTTTCCAGCTCGCGCAGTTCGCGCCGTTTGCCTGCCGTCATCGCCGTGCGTCGCGCCAGTGAGTTTTGCAGTGAACGCACCACGCTGATGTTGGCGGGCACCCCGTTTGCGGTATAACCCGCGCGATGGGTTTTGTATTCGTTGAGCTGACGGTGCTGATTCTTTCTCAGATTCGGCAGGGCCAGATCCTCAAACAGCAGGTCGAGATATTCGTCTTTTGAAATCTGAAAGACGAACTCGTCCTGGCCTTCACCGTCCTGGCTGGCCTGCCCCTGACCGCTGCCAGAACCGCCGCCTCCGCCTTGGGGCCGCTCGATTCTGTCATTCTGGACGAAGTGGTCATTACCTGGGTGCACGCGATGGCGAAGGCCGCCACGCCCCTGATGAAACATCGGTTCGCTGATGTCATCGTTAGGGATGGAGACGGATTCGCCGCTGTCGACGTCGGTCACCGAGCGTTTGTTGATGGCCTCGGAGATCGACTGTTTAATTTGCGCTTTATAACGGCGCAAGAAGCGCTGGCGATTCACCGTGCTCTTGTTTTTGCCGTTAAGACGCCGGTCAATAAACCAGGTCAT